TAAACAGTCCAGTTTTCATGATTGACCAACAAACCTTACAGAATAACTTCTTGACATTAACCCCGAATGTCTTGCAGGACATTGTAAATTTGGTTGATCCGGCCGCTGGTCTGTTATATCAATTTACGTTGGTAAAGAACGGAAACTCAACTGCAATCCGTGCATTTTCAACCGCAATTTCTGCTAGTACTGCTGGGCGTGTCCCAATTGGACCAGTTAATATGTCTTCCGGTTCGTACCAATGGCAATGTACCCAAACTGCGGGTGCTGTGACTGCCACGTCAATTCTAGTACGTTATAGTTCACCGCTCAATTGAGGTAATTATAATGGGATTTTTTTCTAAATCAATAAACAATTATCAGATTAATTCAGGTAATGTTCCTTTGCTCTATCCGGTTAGAGTAATTTGTCCGGCTAATGTTACAACCGGTATATCATTTCCTGACCAATTCTTAGGACGTGCAATATCATTAAAAATTACTAATAACGATTCTGCAAACCCTGCAACTTATGACTATAATCTAAACGGACAATTTGCTAATTTATCTGCAAGCTCTTTCGCAACCATTGACAATACAATAGTTAACTATCTAACAGTAAACGCCGGTGCTTTAGGAACTGTTTTAGTTGAAGCTCAAGTTATCCCAGCAACAAGAGACCAAATTCCTATAGAGGTGGAGATTTAATGTCATTTGGCGGCGGCGGGGGTGCTTCAACCGGTGTATCTGCTCATTTGCATAATAGCCAAACTGGAGAAGGCGGCCCGCTTCAATTTAATGCTAATACTACAACCGGTTCAGCAGTTCAATTTTATTCTGGACAAGAAATACCAATTGAGGTGTTACTATGATAATTCCAAATTTTAAAATAGGTTCTGAAAATAAAAATAATTTAATTTTACAATCCGGAGAAAAAATAAAATATTTGTATAGAGCTACTGCTATAGCAAATTATAGTTATCATGATGAAGCAACCGGCGCAGATTATCAAGTTCCTGCTGGAAAAAAATTCACTGCATTGACTTTTTATAAAGCATATGCAGCTTATGCCGGAATAGGATTTTTTTCGGGACCAAATGTTAATTCACTTGTAGGAGCTACCCTAATAGGATATACGGGTTTACCTCAAAATATTTATTCAATGGTTGAGAATATGGTCTGGACAGCTGGAAATTATATAACAACTGATGCAGGTGCAAATGGAGATAGATTTATTGGGGTCGAATCTGATGTTTGATGAAAATAAAATTAGTCATTCTCACTATTGTGAATGTCATGTAATTAGAAATGATACTTTAGAAGATCAAGACGGTAAGATATGGACTAAAGAAGAAATTGATAATCACATTCAAGAATTAAAACCGGTTGAACCGGAAGTTGAATAGGTGGTGTGATTATGACAGAATTTTTAGCAACATTAGCATTTTTAGGAATAGGTTTAACAGCTATTACAGGAATTTTAGCACTTAAAATCTATAACCCTAACAAATAATGATTGAATATCTTACACCAGCTTTGCTATTCTTTATCCTAGCGTTCGCTATAGAAACTAGGATGAAAGTCGCCAAGTTATGCGGACGACTGGACAAGAAATAAAGGGGTTATTTTCCCTTTTGTTGTTCCGTATCTGATAAATGCATAGCATGTTGACATTCATCTTCTAAACCGTTTTCACTATGGGCCAAGATATCATGAATGTCCATTAATGCGCAAATAGGGTCGGGGTCTTTATCATTTATAGAATCAAATCTATAAGATTTAACTATCCTTTCGATAATATCGATTGAATCAGTGGGTGCAATCAATTTTTATTTTCCCTATACTCTAATGATTCTACAACGAGAAGATAATCTTCTCTAGTTTGATGGCCTAAAAACCAAACCTGTTTCATATAATCATCTAATAACTTACGGTTTAGGGCTTCGCTACAACCGTTTTCTTTGTTGGCTTTGTACATTTCAGCGATTATTTGTAATCGCTCTTGTCTTTGTTTTTGTGTTGGCATAATACATACACATACACACGTACATTATAAATTTTTTGACTAAAAAAACCATAGCGTTTATTTCCTCTAAACGCTATGGGGCTCCGCCCAGCCCCTAGAGCGATTCCCCCCTGCCACTTCCCGAATCGCAATATTAAATGAGGATAAGATAAGATAAAACAGGCAGCTAAATTAACTTAGCGAAATAGTGGGGAGATAGGGGGTCTAAGGGGGAAAGAGGGGGTCGAAATATGTAAATAGTATCTATATTATAATTAATTTAATGTTTGAATACATTATTTTAGCTAGTGTTGTAGCTGCCGGAATAATGGGGATAGTAATTACCAAAAATATGTTTGGTTCTAACGAAATACACGGGAAATTAAAAAATAGATACTTGGAATATATTGATACTTTAGAAAAGGATAACAAAAAATTAACCGGTAAACTCAATAAAATGAAACAAGGCCCAAGTATTTCTAAAGATGATTTTGATGAAGATAACCCTTTAGGCGGTGTTTCTCAATTAATTTCGCAATTTGCCCCAATGTTACCTAAAAATATACAGCCATTATTAGCAGACCCTTCAACAATGAAGTATATTGAAAAACTCGTTAAAGATAATCCAGATAAAGTCAATGATTTAATTCAAAAATTCATAAAGTCCCCAAAAGGAAATAAAAAAGATGATTTATCCGATCCAGATATCATGTCTGTCTAAAAGAGGAAAGGAAAAAGGCCAATTATGCACTTCATGTTATTTAGGTTGGGGAATAATATGGGATGGAGAAACTTTTAAAGTTGACAAGTGTCTCTTCTGTAACTAATGGTAAAATTCAATGAAGCTCTTATTATTGGCGGTGCGCTATTTGCGGCTTTGGTTTTCTCTAAGGGTCGAGAATCTTCTCCATCATTATCAAACATTCCGTTTATCGACCCTTATACTGAAAAACTTGGTCAAGCACAAATTAAAGCAATCCAAAAAGGGGAATCAAATCTTGAAACTTTGCAAAATATACAAAAAGATATTTTAGATTATGAGAAAAATATTACAAATACCCAAATTGATTATTTACAAAATGAATTATCAAAAACTCAAAGTTTCATATCTCAACAACAAAAAATTGCTTTCCCATCAGTACCAAAAATTGGTGGGAAAGGTGTTATTTCACAAAGAACAGATAAAGCAATTCAAGCTCAAGGCGGTTTTTGGAATTATTATAATTCAGTAGCAAAAGGAAAAACTTGGATAAACCCTGCAGCTGTTAGACCGCTTCAAGAAAGAGCAGAAATGATGATAGCGGCAAATAAAATCGAAGCAGCTAATAAATTAATTTTTGCACAACAAACCGAAATTAGCAGATTACAACAAGAATATGATACTAGATTCGGTAGTTTAAGCCGATATGGTTAAATTATTGAAAGGTTTTAGATTAACATGGTTCGATTTAGTACCGTTTTAACATTAGGCGGATTAGCAGCAGCATTTTTAATTTATAAAAATTTAGGCGGTGCGGCTGGTATTGGTTCAAGTATTGGCTCAGCATTTGGAGAATTTACAAGTGGTATAACTCAATCAGTTAATAGATTTGGTAATTTAGTAGAAACCCCTCAAAGCAATGCTAGAAACCCATCAGAAAGAATAACCGAACAGTTAGATTTGGGAGATTATGTAATTCCAACTAATCAAGTTTCAGACCCTTTAGGTCGTGCTACTGCTTTTGAAAAATCAGCTTTATCTTTTGCCGGATTAGAACAACAATACAATACAGCGGCAAGAATCGATTTATCAACTGGAGAAAGAGTTTCAAGTTATGGCGTACAACCTTTAGATTTCACCTTTGATGGTTCCGGTGGAATTAATACCGGTCGTGTTGGTTTATCTAATGCAACTTTAGAAGCTCAGGCAAAATTATCAAAAGAGTATGGTATTCCAACTTTTGATACTAAAGGTAATTTATCAACATTTGCTGGGACACCGGCAAGTTCAATTTATGGAAATTATGCAAATCCGGATTTTGGTGTTTGATAAATGGCAACTAAAAAACAAATAGCTGCACGAAAAAAATTTGCTCGTATAATGAAAAGCGGCGGATTCAACAAATTTAAAACGAAATCAACTAAAAAAAATGGTCCTAAAAAAACGAAATTAGCAAAACCAAAACGAAAACCGAAAGCAATAAAAACAACAAGTAAACCTAAAAGAACAATGGCTAAACGAAGAACAAGAATCGTTAGACGTACAAGAAGCGTAGGACGTGGTATTGGTTCAAGTTTGAAAACAGGCGTTATAGGAGAAGTAGTTAAAGGCATTGGTGCCGGTTCTCTAGTCTCATTAGTAATGAGTAGAGTCGCTCCAAATAGTTCAATTACTCCTATAGCTGCAACAGGTGCCGCCTTCTTAACAGGTGGCCTTGTCGGTGGAGCTGCAAACCTAATTTTATCCGGTGGATTATCTAATCTCGGTGGTATCTTTGGCGGTGCAAGTGCTCCAGTTCAGGAGATGTCTGTCTGATGGGAATCCCAGTTCAGAGAACATATACTGGCACACCGGTAGCTTTAAACAGTCCAGTTTTCATGATTGACCAACAAACCTTACAGAATAACTTCTTGACATTAACCCCGAATGTCTTGCAGGACATTGTAAATTTGGTTGATCCGGCCGCTGGTCTGTTATATCAAT